GATGTTACAGAAGAAAGCACAATAGATATAGGTGGCACAAACAGTGGCTTAACCTATATAACAGAATATAAAGGTGGTATGACACCTACTCAGGTAGGACAATGTGCCATTAATGGTACTCCTACAGGTACTAATATTGTAGTAAGTACATTTGGCGTAGTTGGTACACCAGCAAATGCATTCAAGAAAGGAGATTACATACAGTTAGGATCAGGATATAGATATCCTTATACAGTAACAGCAGATGTGGCCTGGAATGCATCCACAGTAACAGTACCTATACACAGACCTTTTATACCACAAGACAGTTATACAGCAAGTGGAAAACCCATACTAGTAGGCAAAGATATAGAATTTAACGTTAAAATGGTTAAAAAATTAGATTATACTATAGTGCCACATGACAGATTATCATTTGAAGGCGATTTTGAAGTAGTAGAGATTATAAGAAAAGAGGACGGCTAATGGCAGTTACTATACCAGAAGTTGATGCTGGGCATATAAAACATTGTATGTTGATTGACTTAACAATAGATGCAACCACATACTATATCAGCAATGCCTACAAAACATTAACACATAATTCTAATAATTATACAGAATTAGGTTCCCTTTTGGCTGTAGAACAATTAAGAGAAGATATAAAGACCACTAATGGTGACGTAAACATTACACTGAGTGGTATACCCAGTAATCAAGACTATGTACAACTAGTGTTAGCAAGTAACGTAAAAGGTGGTAATGTTGTTATAAGCAGAGCATTCCTTAATGATGATTTAACTGTAAGTAATGTATACCAGAGATACAAAGGAGTTATAACTAACTTTAGTATCAGTGAAGATGAAAATTTAGTAGAAGGCGAACTAACCAATTCAGTAAGTGTTAGTTGTGCAAGTATTGTTACAGTACTAGAAAATAAAGTAGCCGGACAACGTACAAATCCCACAGACAGAAATAAGTTCTTTGCAGGAGATAATACTTTTGACAGAGTACCTGATTTAAACAACGTACAATTTGATTTTGGTAAAGAATATAGTGCAGGAGGCGGCTACGGCGGTGGCGGCGGTGGCGGCGGTGGCCGTGGAGGCGGTGGCCGTAACAGGAGCATACAAAGATAATGAAAGTAAGAAACGCAAAATTACAAGACTATGATGACATAAAACGCCTCATGATAGATTTTGCTAATGCTAATCCTGTAGAGGATTTACAAAATCCACAATATGATTATAATCATGTCAATCGTGTTATAGATCATATACTTAAAACAGGTATTGCTTTAGTATGTGAAGAGCATGGCAGAGTAGTAGGCATGTTGTTAGCAACCATACAGGGAGATTTATGGTTACCACATGTAAAACGTATGACAGAAGTAGCATGGTGGGTAGAAGAACCATTTAGAGGTACTAGTGCAGGTGCAAGATTACTAAACAGGTATATAGCAATAGGTATAGAAGCAAAAGATAAAGGACATATATCTACATTTACACTAACTACATTAGCAACAACACCTGATTTAAAATTACAAGACAGAGGTTGGGAACCAATAGATTATAATTGGGCATTTAGAGGTTAAACATGGCAGTATTTACAGCAATAGCAACAGCAATAGTAGGTGCAATAGGTATAACAGGGTTTGCCGCAACTTTAGCCACAAGTATTATAGCAGGTGGATTAGCATTAGGAACAGCCAAAGTATTAGGCGTATTTAAACCACCAGCAATGGGCAACGCAAAAGACCCAGGTGTAAAAATACAATTACCACCAGCAACAGACAATAAAGTACCTGTTATGTATGGCAGGAACTTTACAGGTGCCATAATTACAGATGCAGGTATATCTAATCAAAACAAAACAATGACTTATGTGTTAATCATGAGTGAAAAAACAGATTCAGGCACATATACTATAAACGACATATACAGAGATGACACTAAATTAGTATTTGGATCAGGTGTAAGTGGACACATAGTACAAAGTGTTATAGACAGTAACAGTACTAGTACTACAAATGTATCAGGTAAGTTAAGATGCAGGGTGTATGCTGGAGGTACAGGCAGTACTAATCAGATATTCCCTACAACAAACAAAGTAGCCGCAACAACATTATTAAGCACAATTAATGGCAGTACTAACTATTCAGGATTAGTATATGCTGTATTTGAAATAGATTACGATCAGGAAAACAATTTAATGGGATTGGGTGCTATAACATTTGATATAACAAACAGTCTGAGCGAACCAAGTAATGTAATATTAGATTATGCAAAAAACAGCAGATATGGTGCTGGTATCAGTACTGATGATATAGATGCAACATCCTTTAATGACTTGTTTGACTATTCCACAGCACAAGTGGCCTTTACTACTAGTGCTGGTATAGGTGCAACACATAACAGGTGGAGTATAGATGGTATGTTTGGTACATATGGTAATGTTAAAGATACTATAGATACAATGTGCCAGGCATGTAGCACATTCTTTACATACAATCCTAAAGTAGGTAAATTTAGTGTAGTTCCTAATAGACTTGCTACAACATCAGAAAAAACAGCCGCATTTCAATTTAATGATAATAATATTGTAGGTGCAATAACTATAAGTTCACCTGAGCTGTATAGTACAATAAATGAAGTAGAAGCAGAATTTCCATTAGTTGCTAAAAAAGACCAAACAGACGTTGTGTTTATATCTACACCTACCAGTAACAGAAATGCAAATGAACCAGATAACAAATTAAGCACAAGATATCCAGTAGTAAATGACTTCCCCAGAGTACATAATTTAGCAAACATTGATTTAAGGCAAAGCAGAGTTAGTACAGTTATAGAATTTGATGCAGATTATAGTGCTATTCAGGTAGACACAGGCGATGTAGTCAAAGTTACAAGCAGTCTGTATGGTTATACTGACAAATTGTTTAGAGTTATGCGTGTAACAGAAAAAGAAAGCACAGAAGGCATGCTAAGTGTTAACATAGTAGGACTAGAGTATGCTGATTCAGTGTATGATCATGCAAATGTCACAAGCGGAAGTGCTGTAAGTGTAAGTGGATTTACACCCTGGTGGATTAATTATGGTAATGCTAATATAGATATAGGTAATGTAATTATTATAGATGACATTACTAGTAATATAGCAAATATTGTTAATTATGGCAATGGTACAGTGGTTGGTAATGTAGGTTTACCAAACATAGCAAATATAGATTACACAGGTATAACAGGACCCAGTATAAAGTTCCCTATAACAGTACCTGATCTGCCTGGCCTAGATGAATTTGAAGTAGCAATTAAAAACAAAACAGCAGAAGATAAAGGTGATACAGTAGACTTTACACCAGTCACAGTAGTAAAACCGCCTTTAGATATAGGTGTGTTTGATCCTGGTAGTATAGTAGATGTAACAATAGCAACAAAAGATTTAGGTAGTAGTCAATTAAATACTGCATTTGAGCCAGAAATAAATGATTATATTTTAAAAGTAAAAGGCAGAAGTAGCCTTACAGGTACTAGTACATTAGAACCAACTAGTGGGCCTATCAGTATTTTACCTAAAAATTATGTAAACCAAACCACACAGGCACCTTTTGCACCAGGCACACAAATAGAAGACAGGCCTGCTAATAATGTAACTGTAGTAGATAGTAGTACTGCAAACGCAGACTTTACAAATCCTAATAGTGTAATTACACCTATAACAAATTACGATATAACTAAAGTAGAAGAAGGAGATTATTCTATTATAGCAAGTACGTTCCCAGGTGGTACTATAGTAGGTAGTTCTACATATGATGTAGCATTTGGTGTATTAGGAGATGTAACATACGAAGCATATGACGGTGCAGGTGCAGTTCTAGATAGTGTAACAAACGAATTTGGTATTGGTGACGGTAGTGGTATACAATTAACTGGCCAAGAGAACTTTACCACCTTAACAGCAACAAATAAAATAACAATTTCAAATGCTGACGCTCAGACTAATGCAGGTGCTAATGCTCAATTGACTTACTTACCCAAACAATCTAATATACATTTAGCAGGTAATTCCAGTATGGGTACTAGTGGCGGTGGAGCAAGAGGGTTTTACAATAATAAATATGATATCTTAAGAATTACAAAAGGAGATTTCTTCTAATGAAAAGTTATATATTTTATAAAACCAGTGATGGCACTATAGTAATGCAAAAAGAGTATGCCAGTGTTACCAGTGCAGATACAACACTCGCTCTTAATCCGGGTCTAGCATATATTGAGGGTCGTGTACATGATGTAAATTCCTTTAAAGTAGATATATCAGATTTAAGTATTACGGCTACCACAACACCTCAATTTAAGCCTGCTTTAGATAATATGTTAAGACATAAAAGAAATACATTGCTAAAAGCATGTGATTGGGCAGTTGGTGTAGATAGCCCATTATCAGATAGTAAGAAAGCAGAGTGGCAAACATACAGACAACAATTAAGAGATTTACCTAATACAAATACAGCATCTACATACAGTGATATTGTGTGGCCAACACCACCAGAGTAAGCAGAATACTTGTCTGACTGTTCTCCGTGATCTCCGTTAAATCTGTATAAAAGGATAAATAGTAGTACAAATTTAGGTTATATACAAACATGTATATAGCAAGTTCCAATAGGAGGCGAGCACAATGTCATCACGACTGTTAACATTCTCACAATATATTGGGGGGAATAACGTAAAGGTTATAGAAAAATTCCCTTCAGAACAATCAACATTTACCTATAATTATGGTACAGATATATCAGGTTATACCTTTGAGCTAGATGCTCAAACCATAGTATTAGATACTATTACTTACAATACATCAGACGGAGAACCTAACTTTACTACCAGTAATGTTATAGGGTTCTTTGCTAACGTAGACGTTGGCGCCGCAAACGTAAGTAACCGCAGTAATTCAGCAGGAACAGTTAACATCACATTGCCCAGTAATTTATACCAGGGCAACGTATTAATGCCAGATGCTCGTACAAACGTACCAGTTACAGTATTTTCCGTAGCATGGACTAACACAGCCGCTACACCTACTACAACAGATGCACATAGATGGGCTGTGATAGAAAGATACAAACCAGGTGATAAAACAATCGGAAATATATTAGCAGATACATCATTTGTTTCATTAACATAAGGGAGTTAACATGGCTACAGCAAATATAACAGTCACAGTTACAGAACCTAATGTTTCTGTAAGTTCAGATAACGTAAATGTAAGTGTATCATCTACAACCAGTAATGTAGTAGTAGGTACTGCCGCATTTGCCAGTAACGCAGATATCAGAACAGCAATAAGTGTTACCGATGCAGGTGGTGATGGTTCATTAGCATACGATAATGGTACAGGTGTATTAACATACACAGGACCCAGTGCGGCAGAAGTAAGAAGTCATTTTAGTGCAACATCGCCTATAAGTATAAGTAGCGGTGTAATTGCTATTGATTCTGCTTCTTTATTCAGCGGTAAAACCACAGACGATTTAGCACAAGGTAGTACAAATTTATACTTTAGACAAAGTGCCGACAACACAACTACTGGCACAATTACAGCAGGTGCCTTCGTAGGAGATGGTAGTAATTTAACAAACCTACCAAGCACAACAAATGCACAAATGTTGGCTTTCTTAGCAACATCAGAAGATGCCGCAAACATGTTTATAGCAGGACCTAGTGTAGGCGGAGTAGGCGCAGACACATTAGTAATC